TGTCATACATTATGCTATGCTATTATTACACTTTGATGAGCACTATGGAACACCATCAATGCCATCAGGAAACTTTGAACAAATGCCTTAACAATTATGTCAATGAATTTAAGTGATAACACTTTAGGTATCCTCAAAAATTTTGCAGGAATCAATAATTCAATCCTTGTAAAAAAAGGTAATCATCTTCGAACTATATCTGTTGCAAAAAATATTCTTGCTGAAGCAGAGATACCAGAAGATTTTCCAAGAGATGTTGCAATCTATGATTTAAATCAGTTTCTAAATGGATTAAGTTTACATCAAGATCCTGATCTAGATTTCTCTGAGGAAACATATCTTACAATTCGTGAAGGTAGAAGAAAAGTAAAATATTTCTTTGCAGATCCACAAGTTATTATCGCACCACCTGAGAAAGAGATATCTCTTCCATCACAGGATGCGTGTTTCCAACTTGATAGTAATTCATTAGAAAAATTACTTAAGGCTGCTGCAGTATATCAACTACCTGATCTTGCTGTTGTGGGTGGTGAAGGTGTTGTTAAATTAATTGTTCGCGACAAGAAGAATGATACATCAAATGAATATGCAGTTACTGTGGGAGAAACTGACAGAAACTTTACTTTTAATTTTAAGGTAGAGAATATTAGAATTATTCCCGGTTCATATGATGTTGTAGTATCTTCTAAGTTACTATCTAAGTTTACGAATAGTAAATTAAATCTAACTTACTACATAGCATTAGAACCAGATTCTACTTTCGAGTAATGCAAAAAGAAATCTTTTTTACGGAAGAAGAAATGCAAATCATTCGGGTTTGTTTACACAATGCACCTATTCCTTATGATCAAGGAGAAGGTGCAAAAAAACTTAAAGCATTACAAGAAAAAGCAGGCCCTCCAATATCAAGGAGTCAACCGGGAATTGAAAAAGTTGAATATGATCTAACACCTTACGGAATATCTAACAATGAATAACATCGGACTAGAAGTTGTTTTTTGGACAGCACTATCACTTTACCTTCTCGCTAAATTAGGTATCTTTAAAAAGAAATGAAATACATTCTTTACAACGAAAATTTTGAACAACAGGGTTCTTTTCAATCCATACAGGAGTTGAGAAATTTTCTTTGTGATAGAAAATATGATATTCAGTGTGACAAAGATATTGGTTGCACTTTTGATTACATTAAGCACATTAAATGGCACTTTGACATTGTAGAATGAAACTTACACAAGAACTTACTGACAAAATCCAAGAGGCAATGCTTCACACTAATCTTAAAGGTGAAATCAACTGGAAAGATGGTGATGAAATTGAAGTACAGATTGCAGGTACATTTGCAAAAGATAAATTTATCGTTTTAAAAAATGTATCTAAAAATCCTTGGGAACCTGCACAACCACATCCTCATTTTGATTATGAGAAAAAAGTATTTACTAAAGATGGTAGAGAGGAGTATGCAAAGGAGTTAAAGAATGAAAATAGTACAAAGAAACAAGTATGAGGGTAATGATGTCATTCAGACAAGAACTCTTACCTTTGAACCATATCCATATGATGATATTAACGATGTCATAGAAAAAATACAAGATAATTTATCAGGAGATCTTTTAAAAGGTAAGAGATTAAAGTATGCTACTGATGTTCAAAAATATAAATTTTATGGTCATTGTTATCATTCATCACAAGCTCTTTTCTTTTTGATGGATACTGATAAACTTGTTCCATTTAGTGCTGTTGATTTTAGAGATGAAAAACACTGGTGGTTGCAGGATGGAAATATAATATACGATGTTACAGAAGATCAATATTATTTGAGATCAAAAGTGCCACCACATTCAAAAGGTAAGAAGAGTGTATGGTATGGTTGGAAACAAAGACCTCAACAAATTACTCTTGAACTAATGAAGAGAGTGTTGGCAGATCGTTTGATTAGTGATGTATTAAATTAATTTTGAAAGGCTCTTGACAACATAAATTGGCATGCTACAATAACTTTAGAACCTAGAAAATTGAAGAGCGATTATTAATCACCGCATATTTGCGGAATTACTAATTTCTATTATGACATTATCTAATGCAGATTTCATTAAAGTTGCATCTGGTCACTACAAATCTACCCTTGCGATAGATTTAGTAAACGAGTCTAACTTTAAGAACTTATTAGCTGCCGTCAGAAAGTCAGGAGATTCAGCCCAAATCATTTATGCTCGTGGAGCAGATAATGAATTAGGTAGTTTAAGCCTTAAACAGTTTAAGCGTGAATACGAAAGACAAACTGAACTGGTGGTTACTTATCAGGTTAGAGTGCCAATAAGATTATTGAATTTCAAACAAGGTCAAGTCAGAAAGGTAAGACCTGAGTTTTGTAATCAAAATTTTAACACTTTTAACCACAAAGTTGATTTTTCTCAATCCGAATACGGTGTGACCTTCTATGATGAGGGCACAGAACTATTCGATATTGGTAAGAAGCAACACACATTAACACAATGTGCAGCAATCGCTGTTGTTCAAGATGACACAGACATGACAGTAATTGTCAGAGTCGTGGCATTTTCTCCTCGTGTTTCAGACATAGAAAGATCTAGATTCAGATCTAAACTTTTCTATAGTGAAATCAAAGGAATTAACAACACATCAGAGTCAGAACTACTTTACCATAAGGTAGTCTATGGTGACAAAGACGCAATACTCACTAAAGATTTTTATGAGAGTATTGAAGGTTTCTCTTGGCAACCATACAATGATGAGTATGCTGTCGTTCCAAATGTTCAGTTCTGCTGTACTAAAGTCTCACAAATCACTAAACTTGTCAAAATGGCAAATACAAATGATTTGACAGTAACTTTACAGCAAATTGTGCAAGAACTAGCCAACTCAATTGACTGGGATAAAGAAGCTCCTAAAAGGGAACTTAATTCATATCTAGTCAGAGGTTTGTTAAACTTCGAGATGTGGCTAAGACCTCTCTTAGAGGATAACGATATTGACTTTGATTTACATGAGTTTATCAGAGTATTTTTCGCTAACAGGAAACAGGTCGATTTCCTTGGATCATCAAGCATTGATAAGAAACCTTGGCAACAATTGGTTATGGTTGCCCACCGCATTAACCGTAAGTTGATGGATGATGGGACAACTGATGAACCATTCTTTAACATAAAGTATGGTAGAAAACCTTTTATCAACAAGATTTACAGGCTTGCTAATCCTAACCTCGACAAACCAAAAGGTGGTGAATCATTCTCGATGGAAACTATAAAAGCATACATCGACATGAAGTTCCAACAACCTTTGTAAACAGTATTCATCGCTCTTCAATTAAGGTTTTACTAGGGAGAATTATTTCTCCCTTTTTTATTGGCAATAATTAAATCTTATGTTATAATAAGGTTATCTTATTTTTATTATGAACATCTTTGTAACTGACAAAGACCCAGAAATATCAGCACAAGTTTTGCCTGATAAACATGTGGTCAAGATGCCATTGGAAACATGTCAGATGTTGGCAGTTGTTTATTCTAAGTGGTATTACAATTGGGGTAATGAATTATTACCAAAGAAAGATGGCACTCCTTACAATACTGAAAAGGGTGCTTTTCGTGGACATCCATGCACTATTTGGGCTGCTGAAAGTTTTGCGAATACTGCTTGGTTAATTCAACATGGTATGGCATTACTGGATGAATATACTCAAAGATATGGAAAAGTTCATTCATGTCAAACAGCGATGAATGAAGCAGAAAGAATCTTTGAAGAAAGAACAGGAAAAACATTAGATTGTCATAAGGAGGCAACACCGTTTGCTTTTGCAGGCCCTGATGAGTTCAAGCATGATTCAAGTATTGATATTCTTACGAAGTATAAAAGATACATTGCATCTAAACCTTGGGTGTGTGATAATTATCTTAGGAAACCAGATCGTAAACCTGATTGGTTATAACTGTGAAATTATTAGTAGCAGGTAGGATTACAGGGTCGGTCTTGATTATTGCAGCATATTTTGTTATACTACATGTATCAACACTTTATGGAGCGATGATGCATTCATTTGCAGACATCGTTTGTATTCCTTTTTATGCGGTTCATAAACAATGGGATGTAGTAATTATGTTATCTTTCTTGATGACTATTTCAATTAGCAAAGTTGTAATTTTATTAGGATGAGCGATTTTATTTGGGTTGAAAAATACAGACCTAAAACAATTGATGAGTGTATTCTACCTAACAGTATCAAAAAAACATTTCAAGATTTTGTCACTGCCGGTGAGATACCAAACATGTTATTATCAGGCCCACCGGGGATTGGTAAGACAACAGTTGCAAAAGCATTATGTAATCAACTTGGAGCAGATTATTATGTCATTAATGGATCGGATGAAGGAAGGTTTCTCGACACTGTTCGGAACAACGCAAAGAACTTCGCATCTACCGTCTCTCTTACAAGCGAGTCGAAACATAAAGTCATCATCATCGATGAAGCAGACAATACCACTTCCGATGTACAACTCCTTCTCAGAGCGAGTATTGAGGAGTTCTCCAAAAACTGCAGGTTTATCTTTACCTGTAATTACAAAAACAAGATTATCGAGCCACTACATTCTAGGTGTTCTGTTGTTGACTTCTCGGTTAATAAAAAAGACAAACCTGCAATAGCAGCACAATTCTTTTCCAGAATAAATCAAATTCTTAGTACAGAAAATATTAAGAGTGATAAAAAAGTTGTTGCTGAGTTAATCAGTAAACATTTTCCTGATTGGAGAAGAGTTCTTAATGAGTGTCAAAGATATTCTGTCGGAGGTGAAATAGACTCCGGTATACTAGCGTCCTTTTCTGATGTTTCTATAAATGATCTCACCAAGAATCTCAAAGAAAAAAACTTTTCTGAAGTCCGTAAGTGGGTTAATACCAACTTGGATAATGATACTACTTTGCTTTTTCGTCGTATCTATGATAGTTTATATGAAACCTTGGTCTCTAGTTCTATTCCTGCTGCTGTTCTTATTCTGGCTAAATACCAGTACCAAGTAGCATTTGTGGCAGATCAGGAAATAAATCTACTTGCATGTTTAACTGAAATTATGGTGGAGTGCCAATTTAAATGACTGTAAAATTAATTCGTATGTGGTCGGGCGAAGATGTAATCGCTGACATTACAAAAGAGGACACTGATTCAATAACATTCACTGATCCTATCGTGGCAGTACCGTCACAACAACAAGGACAAATTGCATTTGCTCCTTGGTCTCCTTTACTTCAAAAAGATAAACTTGAAGTTACTAAAAAATATATTGTTTATATTGGAGACCCTCAAGAAGAAATTATCGAACAGTATAATTCTATGTTTGGTAAGATA